GCACCGCAGCCTTCCACACGGGGATACCACCCAACACGGATGCGCCACCCACAATGCTCATCGCCGAGTAGATGAATGTGGCCACAATTCGCAGTGCAATCGTTTTCATAGTTGACCTTTGCCGCTGCCAGTTCGGTTGGTTGTAATTTCTGCCATGAGATGGCGTTCTCGTATGCTATGCGATGAGGGTTCGTGTCAATGATGGAACCGTTAGGTGCCACAGTTCACCGCACATCAAGTGTGGGAAACGCTTGAATGGCATCAAGTACAGCCTGCGGTAGTTGGTCGCCGCACACATAGCGGAGATGCCATTGCTCAAAGTTCGGGTTTTTCGGGTCTGCGACTTCCCATGTGAACCCGTATTTGAGGGCGTTGCTGGTGGCGAATCCGTCGCCGAGTAACCATGCGAGACGTTTGCCTGACGCCGAGGCGATATCGATGGCGAGTCCGATGCCATGGTTCGACGTGGAAGGGGTGCCCGCAGGCGCCATGCCTTTTTTCAGGTACCAGGTGGCGCCTTGATATGTGCGGGTAACTTGCGGTTTACGACCCGTCGGCGATAACGCGTAACGATTGTTGAACAGGGCCATCTGTTCAGATAACGGCCTATATGCGCCAACATGTTTCAACTCTATACCGTCAAAGTATGCGGCGAGTTGCATCGCATTCCATGCGGTAGCGGCGAGGGAGTGCAGTTGACCGTTCGGTGCCTTAATGTTCCGCAACAGTTTCGCGGGCAGTTTACCGTTCGCAACACCTGCCAGATCTGACGGCATGATGATCGGCAGCACCGGATACAACATCAGGCAGGCCCGATATCTTCCACGGTTAACTGTGCCGGGGCTGTGGCGCTGCGGGTTGCGGTGGAGGTGCCGCTAGAACAGGCGAGGGTTGCGACGATGACGGTGGAACCTGCGGTAAGTGTGCCTACCCATACGGTTGTCATTGAGTAGTTCACTGCTGTAGCGGGCGCATTTTGTACGATGCCTGTCTGATATCTAGTGCCTGCAAGGTTGGTGAGTCGAATACCTGAAGTGATAAAAGCGCCTGCGGTGGCGGGTGTTTGTACTTGTGGCTCAAAGTAAGTAATGCGGTAGTAACGGTTGGCTACTGCCGTGAAACTGCCTGACGTCAACTGTATTTCTTCGGCGGTGATAGTGGCGTCGGTGGTGGTTGATTGGGCACGGGCGACAATGCCACGGGGAAACTGATTACATTCTGTAGCGGTCAGGACTTGACCGGCAGTGAAATCGTCGTTAGGTGAAATCGCCATGGTTAGGGCCTTTCAGGAAATGTGACGGTGGGGGCTGGTTCCCATGAGGCGGGGAAGTCGCGCAAGGCTTGACGGTAGGTCGCCCATGCCGTTTTGTCGGTTGGTGTGTCTGGAATCATTGCCCAATCGGACTCGACTAAGAGTCGGTCACGGTTTAGGCGCATACGCTCTATCAACCATTCGTCGGGTGCTTCAGTTTCGTGGGGTGCTAATAGGTTCATCATGCCGTCCTGTAAGTAAAGTTCCATTGCATACGGTCGCCAGTCGCCCAAGTAAACGGGACAGTAGAACTCAAAGTAGACAACTGCACATAAGTTCCACTCGCAAGGGTGGCGTAGATTCTTGCTTGAGTTGCCCCGTTAATTGAAGCAAAACCATAGACCGATAAAGACCCGCTGGTGTCATAAAAGTTGACGACGCTAGAAGTAAAACCCGGAAAACCCATTCCCGTAATTGTTGAATCAGCGGAAGTTGGCAACGATATCGCAACGGTTGCAGCAGTAACCGCACTGGTGCTACCGAAAATAAATGTTCCGTAATAGTGAGTCAGTTTGTTAACGGTGGCGTAAGCGGACGAAAAAGTCCCGTCACCAACTGTGAGACCTGCTGGAAATGTCGGCGTGTATGCCGTGTATGTCCCTAGGACCGTGTTACCAATAGCAACCTTCGCCTCCAACGCCTCGACCGCATCGTTAATATCCGAGTGTTGCTGAGCATGAGAGGGCGAAGTCAACAAACTGGAAGCCGTCGGATTCGTGAAAGTGTCCAGTGAAGTGGGGTAGTTAATGGCCATTTGGGGTTACCATCCTAGTCGTGAGCCTTGTTCAACGAATGAATCGTTATAGGTCCATTCTGATTCATCGTACATGATTTCAGCCTGGTTATAGGTGAGAGTGCCGCCGCCTAAAACGCCGTTGAAACTGTCGTTAAGTTCAAAGGCGTTCCAGTTGTAATACGGTTTTGTTCTAAACGACACAAACACGTCGGCAGGGGTGCCAGATATTGTGCGACCCGTAATAATGTTTTGGCTCATCACCGCCACATTCGAACCGACGGGTGTGTATTTCAGTTCCATCCGTTCCCACATACCAGTCAACATGTCAAGCATAGAAACGAATTGGACCTGGCTCGTCGTATCCAAACTCTTAATCTGAGACAGTCGCATCTCAATGTTTGTGGGTACATACCCTAAAGTGTCAAAACGGTTGACCAGAGCGTAAGCCTGATATTCAGAAGTTTCGGGGGCAGGCGTCAACAAACTAGGCCACGAAATCGTTTTGGTTCCGTAAACCGCCGAATCAGCACTATTCGAAACAACGATCGGTGATGCACTAGACGAGTTAATCTGCGCACTTGTCGCAAAATCTGAACGCACATACGATGCCTGCAAAGTGTTAAAAACTAACGAACCTGCAACCGGTGCGATATCGCTACCGTAAACGTAATACGGCCCATTGACTTCATATTTATCTTTTTGAGGTGTCAAATATATGACCGCTGCATTGTAAGTGATGTCGGTCATGATGAAGTTGAGACTGGAATAATACGGCCACGATATAGACGCCGACGAGGGCAGAAGTTGCGACGAGATAATGTCGGACACTCCACCTTTTGTTGATGATCCCGCATAGATCGTGCCAGTGCCGTCATTCACTCCTATTGAGTTGAAAGCACCTGACGCGCTCGCATAGTTCAAAATAGGAAACTTGACTTTATCAACAAGGTTGGAAATGAAATATGCCGCGGTTTCTAGTGAAAATGTTGAAACACTGTAATCCGTTTGTGTTGGTCCCGTGTAGGTGAACGGGTCGATACAGGAGAACGTCACTATCGAATCCGCAGATGCTGAGTCAATCGTGAAGTCGGTGCAAATGCCCTCGAATAGATAGGCGGTGTAGGTAGTTGTGCCGTCGGAAAGAGTTAGGAGTAGCAGGAATTTTGAACCGAACCAGTTCACATCTGAATATGTGCCGCCTGCGTTAGGTGTGAAAGCGTTGGTGAAGTTTTTCATGGTGAAAGTCGCACTAGCGATTCCCATTGTGTAAATGCCGACATCGAGACTTGTCGTATATGAAAGCATTTCGCTCTCAAGATTCTGGAAACTCCCGTCAGAAAGTTGAACCTGGAGTGTTGTTGAGAATGCGTACGGCATAGGAAGTTTTAGCCTCTGAACGCTGACGAGTTCACGGCGAAAGGTAACGCCCCACGATCACGCACATACTGCTGCAACGCCCTGACGATACTGTTCGGATCGCCACCGTTCACATTGACAGTGATCGTGTTACCACCGCCAGCGGTACCGACGCCGTACTGTGCACCGCGTGACAACGGGATCACTGCCTCAGGTCCTGCTTCGCCAATAATGGCGAGGGTTGGCGAATTTACGATGCCCCCGTTTTTGAGTTCGGGTATGTTTGGAATGTCTGGCGGGTTCACACGATACGAAACAGGACCAACAGAAATGGTGAAGTCGAGCAGATCGTTAATTTTCTTGATGACGTTGTTGTTTATGAAACGAATGATCCCGTTCGCAAACGACTTGCCGACCGTTAAACCTTTTTCACCGAGACCTTTTAAGGCGTCAACAAGTGCGCCGAGGAGTTTGCCACCTAGATCAGCACCGAGATCCGCCATCGCTGTCACTAAGTCAACGAATAGACCAGGTATCTTTTTGACAAGATCAAGAACAAATTTGCCGAGACCTTCAACGGCTTCTGGCAGCATGTCTGCCACCCATCCAAGCAAAGCGCCACCAAGTTTGACTGCTTGTTCACCAAGTTTTGGCACTGCCTCGGTGACGATCCAATCAGCAATGGCGAGCAATAGGTCACCAAGTTTTTCAAGCATAGGAACGATCAGCGGTTTGATCCACTCAACAAACGCATCACCGAGTTCAATGAGTTTGTCCACCAACATTGGCAAACCTTCATCGAGCAACCAGTTCGCCAGGTCACCAATCAATTCACCGAGGCGCTTCAGGGCTGGCGGTGCGGCCTCTTTGATCCAATCCCACAGTGCGCTGGCACCTTCACCGAGTTTCTCGGCAATGAACGGCAGTCCCGTGTCGAGGAACCACTGCCCGACGTCATAGGCAAAGTCTGCTAGGGCTTTCAACGCTGGAGGGACCGCGTCTTTGATCCACTCCCATGCGACTGTCGCATACTTGACGAACGCGTCACGCAGTTCAGGCAGTTTTTCCTTCACCTTCTCAATGACACCCGACAGACCATCCTTCTCAATGATGCTCGCCAGGCTTGAAAAAATCGGTATCACTTTGTTCGTGATGAAACCCAACGCCGCCGAAAATGCAGGGATCAACGCCTTACCGAGTGAGGCTTTCACATTCTCAAACTCTGCGGCCAGAATGCGCTGTTGGTTTGCCACACCGTCAGATGTGCGAGCAAAGTCGCCCTGTGCGTCACTGGTCTGCTTGAATATCGCCGCCTGCGCCGCCAACACCTTCTGCTGCGTCGTGAGAGGACCTTTGCCGTCATAGATGCCCATTGCTAGTGCTTCGGCTTTCAATGCCGCATCATCAAGCATGACACCGTATTTGCGGATAGGTTCCGCCTCGCCACGCAACGCCGCACCCAACGCCTCAGCAGCCTCCTCCGGAGACGTATTAGCAAACGACGCCATGTCTGACGCCAACGACACAAGGTCGGTGGAGAATGTGCCGAGGTCTTTGCCTGTTAGTCCTGCCGCTTTACCGAACACACCAAATGTCGAGGCGGCGGTGAGTGCTGCCGTTTTTGACTGGCCGAGAGTTTTGGCGGCACCTTCAGCAAATTTGGTGACCTCATCGTTGGCGTCACCAAAGATGACTGAGGTTTTGGCTGAAACTTCCTCTAAATCTGAGGCGCTGTCGATGAGACCTTTGGCGATGACGGCAGCGCCAGCGGTCGCAGCTGCGATACCGAGTGCCGCTTTTTTTCCGAAGTCAACGAGTTTGCCGCCGAGTTCGCCAGCCTTACTGCCTACGTCGTCGAGCGCGCCGAGAGCACCTTTGGCGTTTCCTAGAATCTCGATGCTGAGTTTGCGGGTGCCCGCCATTTTTTACTCCTAGTCAGGGAAAACGTCGCGCAGGATGTCCTGCATTCCGTCACCGTAGATGTCTATTATCTCATCAATGTTGCGTCGTACTGTAGGAAACAAAAAATAGCCTGCGCCTTCCTTGTTACCGAGCCACGGTTTGAACTGGTTCCAACCAATCCGGACACCAGTCACTTTCACCGCTGTCGCACCATAGTCTTTTCGGGCACGTTTGCGCACCGTGCTACTAGCGCCATAGCGGTCATATGCCAGAGTTTGTGACTCAACCTTTTTGATGACCTTCGACGCCGACTCATTTTTGCGCACAATCGTTGAACGCCCGCCAGTGTTTTTAATCAACCGTTTACGGTTCCGATGTGCACCGAATTCGGCACCACCAAAAAAGGGATACTTAGCACCGCCAGCGTTCACCCTGGCAGCGACACCAGACCTTGACGCATCCATCGACTGTGCCGCCTTGCTCGCCATAGGCGAAACACTGCTCGCAGTGGTTTTGGCTTTACCGATCACAAACTCTGACACCTGATAGTTCAGGTCTTTGAGTTGTTGCGTGCCGTCAGGACCGCCAGCCTGCTGCGCTTTTTTGATTTCACGGCGTAACTCAGCGAGACCAGTGACATTCACACTGTCAACACTGCGCACAACGGCCATGACTCACCTTCTGTTCTGTTTGCGGGACTCATCCGCCTTAGTTTGCAACACATCCACCATCGCCTCAAATATCCCCTCAGGGGCATCTAAAAGCGCCTGTGGTGCGATCCCTGTCTCGACCGCGACCTGTGCCACCAAATAGGTCAGGGAGTCCCGACGGTAGGGTTTACATTGGCATCAAGATCAACATCTGCGACCGTGTCTAAATAGTCATCAAATGTTTGTGATGTCTGGTTCTGCCGTTTGTCGGCGGTCCATGCCAACCAGAGGATGTGTTCCATTTTCTGATCCTCAGAGAACGCACGCCCCAAACCCATACCGAACTCGCGCTCGAACGCCACGATGTGTGGTGCGCCGATTCGGTAAGTGTGTGAGGTTCCGTCAACTTTTGTTACTGACAACTGCCATGTCAGCATCTTAGTTAGTTCCCCACGTGACAGCGCCAGTGATCTGCAACGACAACGAGAACGTCACCAGGTCGGCGACCGAACTGGAAACCTCATACGACGACACGAAACATTCGCCAGTGACCTTCGGCAAACCAGCGGTGGTGCCGGCGGGCGAGTAGTCAAAAGTTGACGAGGTTGACAAACCGAGCAGCGCAGTGATCTGAGTGTTCAGTGTCGAATCCCATTTACCCGAAACGCTGATCGAGTCACCATTGCGCAGGGTACCCTGGAATGTTTTGGAGGTTGAACCGAATGTGGTGGTTTCGGCCATGTCGGTTGTGTTGGCGATACCGCTCACAGAGTCCACATATGCCGAAATGTCGGTCAGTGTTCCTGCGGCGTTATCAAGTTTGAACGAGGATGATCTAGCGGCTACGAATGCCATGATGTTTTTTCCTTAGTTACGGGCCAGGCTGACCTGGCTAGTGAATGATGGGGTGGTGCCACCCGCAGTATATGACGCGCGCACGTAACGGTTGACTGTACCCGTGAACGAGACTGACTGACTAGTGGCTGCTGTCGCCGTGGTGAACGTCGCAAGTGTTGACCAAGTGCTGTTGTTCGTTGAATGTTGAATCACTACGGCGAGCGTCGGGGAGGTGCCACTGACTGCGGTGATGTGCAGGTTGGCGATTCCACCATTAGTGGTACCAGCGGCATTGTCAACGCTGGTGCCGTTGCCTGTGGCGGTGATGGCGGCGAGGTCGGCGAGACTGACACCCAAACCTGGTGCCGAACCTGAACCGAACGCCATGCTGAAAGAGACCAGATCGGCAACCGCGCTGGAGACCTCATATGAGATCGTTTTGGCGCCCATCAACCACACAGGGTTCGTCACTGCGAAACCGCTAGGTGCCACCGATGTCGCCACCGTTGACTCGCCTGTGATTCCAGCGATGATGTTCGTGAATGCGGTACCCGCACCGGTGGTGTTGTCAAACAGTCCGTCAAGGTTGAGGGCGATATCCTCTAATCCTGGCTGAAATGTTTTTGAAGTGTCGGCCAGCGTTGTTGTTTCGAGCATGTCAAAGTTTACCGACGGTGAGACGGTGCGCAGGATCGCCGCTAGCGCGTTGGTTCCGTAGATCACTCTGGTTTGGTTTGATGAAATGAAAGGCATCTGGCGTTCCTTTATGCGGTGACTGTGACAGCGAAATCTACGAATAGGTAGGTTGAGCCATCAGGTGAGTTCACTGTACCAATCTGTTCAGCTGCGGTGACGCGTGCATCAAAAGCAGCACCACCCAATGTGACATCACTCTCGACAGCAGTTTTGACGGATGTGACACCTGTGCCTGCCAAATAGGTTTCAAGTTTGTTTTGAGCACTACGATCATCGGCTCGTGCAACAACGAGCGTGACAGTGAATTCGATACTGTCGCAACCTCTCGCCATCGTCGAGTCAAACTCAATGCGGTCCAACGAGATCAACGCGGCGGGGAACTGCGGATTATCAGTCAAGACTGTATAGACCCGCAAACCGTTGATCGTTGACAGGTTCGCTGCCAGCCCTTCCCTCAGGCTAGAGATTGATGCCGGCATCAGGCCACCACAAAAGTTTTGTACGGTGCCACCATCGCAGCAACATCAGGATCAATGCGACGCACAACAATGGCGCCGAGGTCACCGAAACCTGCGACACCCAACGGGGAGTCAAGGCGTTTGAACTGGCGTGACGCCAGCAGTACGGTTGCCTCACGGATCGCGTGAGGCACTGACGGCCATCCCCATTTGGCGGTCACTTCAATCAGTGTGCGACCGTTTTCGGCGACAGGAAAACCAGTGTCCAACGCACGCAACAAAGTGATCGGTTCGCCCTGCGCGACAGCATTCGAGGGTTCTGTCTGATAGTCAACACCGACCGTGAGGGTGGTGCTGAACGATCCTGACATCTGGTCATCAACTTTGACAACCAAACCTGTGGTGGTTGAGATGTCGTCAACGAACAGAAAAGCGTTACGGTTCGCCGCATATGTGCGGGCGCTGACTGCCCCGTCAACATAGAAACGGCGTGAACATTCGCCATCAATGCGCCGTGAGGCTGCTTCGACTGCTCGTTCTAGGAGTGCGTCGTCAACATTGTCGGCGATCCGTGCAGCAGATTTCAAATCGCTGAGAGTGCAGTACCCGTTCGTGATAGCCATCAGTTCGTCACCATGATTGAGACTGTAGCCGTGCCACTGTCCTGTACGGCATAGATCGCGGTTGTGGGTGGCATTGAGATTTGGAAAGTGTCGTGACCGTCTAATTCGTAACCGTTAGCGGTTGTCACTGTTGCGTCGCCGATATGAATATGGCTACCTGCACCGACGTCTGCGTGAATAGATAGATGGCATCCGTCGGCGTCTGTTTGATGTAACAGAACACGCGTCGTGCCGACTTCTATTTGTGCAGTCGTGATCGGCACGATTTATGCCTTGCGAGTTTTCGCGGCTGGTTTAGCGGCAGTTTCTTTCACAGGGTTCACAGCAGCAGTTTCGACTGTCCCGTCAACTTCAGCGAACCTGTTGAGAATCATGTCTGCGCCAACATGGTCGGCGACCTCAATGGTGCCACCAATAGCGGGCCATTCTTGCCCATCAATGGTTCCTGATATTGCGATAAGCATTCTGATTTTCATGCTGCGACCTTTACAAAAAATGTTCGGATATGGGTGGTGGTTCACCGTCACCGCATCAAAGACACGGTGACGGTGACCAACATGGCAGGGCTATCAGGAGACAGCGCCACCGACGAAACACTTAACGGCACCGGTCTGATCGACCAGAACACCGTCAGTGCGGAGGCTCACACGGAACGTGCGCACCGAGTAGTCAAACGCGAAGTCGTCAGACACGGCAACTTCAATGCCGTTGACTTCACGAATGAAGTACGACGGCAAGTGACCGAATAGGACTGACTTAGCGGCGACCGCGGTGGAGGCCATTGAGTCGTTGATGTGAACGGGGAAACCGAGCAACGTGTCAGCAACACCGTTCAGACCTGGTGCGAACAGGTACTGGTTGGTGGTGTCCTTCAATTTGCGTGCGGCGGCCATTGACGATGAGTTCATCATCCATGCCACGCCTGGTTGCGCCTTGTAGGTGCTTGACACCGAGTAGTTCAGGTCAATGAGGTTGTCGGCGGTGAACGCACCCGAAACGGCTGCGGCACCAGTGACACCAGTGGTGGCGTTGGTGACGATACCGAAAGGCTTGCTCGAACCGTCGCCCGTGGTCATGTGACCGCGAGTTGCGACACCGATGGCCAAACCTGCCTGGCGAGCCAAGAAACCAGCAACATCGACGGTGGCGTCTTGTGCGAGTTCGTTGGACATCTGAACGAGCACGACATACTTGTATGCGTTCAACGTTGCGGTGCCGAGAGTCGGGTCCGATGCGCTCGCTTGTGCAGCCTCGCCAACAATGCTGGCGGTACTGAATGCGGTTGACTTCGGAATCGACAAGGCTTCACCACTTGCGGTGGTCAACACTGTTGCGTACTGGCGAACAACGTTGGCCTGCACGAGATGCTCAACGATGCGGTCGTACACTGACGACGGAACCATTGTGGCGCTTGACTTAGTGATGGCACGCTTTTCAAACTTTGCGGTGCGCTGTTCACCAGCCAACAGACGGCGAACCGTCACATCATCCTGGTCAACTTCAGCGGCAGCGCCACCGAGGTTTGCGGGAACGCCGAGGCGTGCGCGTGATTCTTGAATGTCACGGTCGCGTGTTTCGGCGTCGATGATTGACTTGATTCGAGCATCTTTGATGTCGAGGTCTGCGTTGATCCGGTCGAACGTTTGGTTTTCCTCAGCGGACAGGTCACGCTTTTCAGCGACTGCCACATCGAGAAGTGCTTTGGCCTGTTCCCATGCCTTAGCCCGCTCTTCAGATAAATTTGCGATGTATTCGCTCATGGTTTTTGTTCCATTTCTGTTTGGGGGGTTGATGTTTTGGGGGGTTCAGGTGGTGACATTCTGAGGTGGTGCCAGTCATGCTGGTCCGGTCTTGATGTTCCGATCTGAGGTGTTCACGCTTTTTTGGCGTAAAGATCATTCATTCGACGAGCCACCGAAACGGGCACAGTGCCCACAGATGTTTCGTCAATATGTGTTTCGGTTTCTATGTTTCTGACAGTCGCACCAGTTGTTTCAGGGTATGCGGGGAAACCAGTCACAACAGAAACCTCATGCAGAATAACTTCAGTCAGCGCGCGTTGTGCACCATTCTCTGACCAGATGTCACCGCCACGAGGAACACTGAAACCGAACGACATGCCGTGCACATCACCGCGTTGCATCAACGCTGACAGATCACGAGCATATGTGGTGTCTGGTAGTTCACCCTCAACGAGTAAGCCGCGACTGTCCTCAGTGACAGTGATGGTGCCAGATCGGGTTGAACCGAGCACGAGATCAGTGTTGTGGTTGACAAACATGCGAACTTCACGACCTGCGTTCAGTGAACGTTTAAATGCGCCAGGGCGGATCGTTTCGGTGAACGGCAACGGTTCTGACGGGGAATTGAACACGGCCGCATATCCACGAAACCGCATCGGCTGCCCTTCCATGTCGGACCGCACCTCAATGTTCCCGAACGAAACAGTACGGAATTCAACGTCACGACCTTGCACCTTGCGATGCTGAATTTCTAGCGCGCCATACCTGACAGCAAGTTCGGAGGTTTCGTCGGATTCCATTTCAGTTCCAACGGTATCACCAACGATAAGTCGGTCGGGAATAATCCACTTCTTGCAGATACCTTCAGGTGCAATGTCACCCTCAACGATTTCACAGGAGCGTGCGCCATCATAGAAAACACACGAACTGCACACCAAACCTTCAGCAGCGAAAGGTGACTCTGCCATGTAGTGCGCACCGTCAGCACTCGAATCCTGTGTGTACGAGCCGAACAGTTCCACCACTTTTTCGTCGTTCTCGTACTGCATCACCTGACGTGGTGTGAAACCGAGGTCGCCTAATTCACCATCACGGGTTTCTAATTCGTTGAGGTCCATATTGTTTGTTTCCTTTTCGGATGTTTTGCTTTCAGAAATAATTGCCAACGACCATGCGCGCCCCGCATCGCCACCCCACAACGCCCACGCGACACGGCCCGCAGACGGGAAACCTTCCTCGCCGGCACGGAAACCTTCGGCATCCTTATCAACCAGATGACGCGCAAAATACGATGACATCCGTTTCACAGTGTCGAACGACAGGTCACCATTGATGATGTCCCTGGCACGAGCAACACCGACCGCCGTGCCACCACGCCCAAACTCTTGACGCCAATCCAAACCCTGCTGCGCCTCACTGCGCATCGCCAATGTCGGTGTATAAGAATCAGCACGAATATCACGCGACTGTTCACTGTATTCAGGCATAGCGATATTCAACGCTGCCAACTGACGCAATGCCGCTGACCTCGTTTTGTGGCATCCAACAACATCACCACCATCTTTGACCACGGCGTATCCATCGCAGTCAGCATTGTTGTTCTCAATATGCCACGGCATTACTTCGGCGGCTCCGCGTCAACACCCATCGGCGGCGGTGTTTCACCAGGACCAGCCATCGGTGCACCAGGCAACGCCATCACAAACTCGTCGCCACCCTCATACGGTTCAAGATCCTCACTAGCACGACATTCGTTCGGTGTTCTGATACCCGTCGCAACGGCCAACTGGTACGCCTTCAAACGGCTGAGAGTGTCAGCACGCAGGAACGCATCAACATCAAAACGCACAAAATCTGGTGGCGCTAACAAACTAGAGAACGCATCCTCAAGGCGACGCAACCACGGCATCAACGTATAAGTCACGAAATGCTGGCCAGCCATCTCAGCATTGGCGTATGTTTGCGAGTCGCCCTTAGCGCCAATCAAATATGATGGCACACGGAAAATGCGGGCGATCTGCAAAACCTGCTGCTCACGCGACGCATTCAACTCCATGTCAGCAGCACTCGCCGTGACTGGCCGCCACTTCATGCCACCAGTCAACACCGCAGGGCGACGCCGACGGTTGTGCTGGTCAAACCAGGTCTCACGCAAAACCTTCGCCTGCTGCGCTGTCATCTCGTTATCGGTTTCAATAACACTCGAAGGCGTACCGCCGTCAGCATAGAACTGTGCCATATGGCGTTCCATAGCCAACGCCAAACCGATTGTCGTTTTCTGTTCCTCAATAGGAGACAAACCGATGACGGCCTGCGGTGGTGCCCACCAGCGAATATGCAACATGTTCTCAGCCGGAACAGGCTCACCGCCGACGGTGTAGTTGCGGGTCTGCATGTTCAACGACACAACATTCACATTCGTCGGTGATAACGGTGTCAACGCAATCGGCGTGCCGTTCGCACTGCGGTCAACATAAATGTACGAATTCCCATGCAACGCCAAACTCGTGATCGTCTGATGAATCAACTCGTATGCCGTCACAGTTGACGACGGATCAAGAAACAACGCCGGCACATCCATCGGCACATTCCGATCACCGACCCGACGAGTAGAACGCAACGGTAGTGACGCAACACTGTCAGCAATCAAACCAACACACGCCATCACCGCCGAGACCTGCAACGCAGTTGACTCATTGACAGGTTCACCAGACCAATTCGTCACCGAACCAAAACCAGTGTTTTGCAATGGGAGAAACTCGCGTCGTTCACGCCTCGAAATAATGCTCATCTAGAAACCAGCCATCCAGTCAAAATCAGACCAACACCAGCAACAACGATGCCAGCAGGAACAAACACCAAACCAATACCCACACAAACCAAAACGCCACCACAAATCTCCATCGCAGTTGTCAACATCTCACGCATACTCATCACTCCACGGGTCAACAATACGAGGCAACGGTGCCACATTCTGACGGCGAGTCGCCGACCATGTAGCCAACGTTACCGCCATCAAAGGTGTGATGTCGGAACCATCACGACGCGCCCAACGCCACGAATCACCGACAGTTTGCCTAGTCGCTGCCAATGTTGCCACATCCAACCCCGCATGGCGACGAATACTCAAACGACCATCAGCGAGATCATCAAAAAACGATGCGCACGCATGCTGCACCTCAGTCGGCGGCAACTCAACAACACGAACACCAGCACGCCTCAAATCAGGAACCAGAGAACCAGCAGGCCCACGAGCATCAACAACAACCGAACAACCAGGCCACCTCGACAACACATCAGCAACCCGATCAACAACCCACCCCACACTAGGGCGATGCTCAATCACCTCAGCAGTCGTCGGCGCCCCATCACCACAAACCGCCAAACAAGCAGCCGACCGTTCAGGGTTCACATCCAAACCAAACGACATCAAACCAGACGGTGCCACATCAACACGGCACGCCACATCCCAAACACCAGCAGGAATCACACGCTCACTCGCCACAGTCCACTGGTTACAAAACCCGCGCCGAAACTCACCATCCGACATTGACGCCCTAGCGTGGCGCACCGTGTCCTCGCCGATAGTCCAACCGAGGGCAGGCATATTACGCCACCACGTCGCAGGGTCATCGACATCCTCATCCGCCCCAACGGACCACTCGAAAAATGCGACACCGCCGCCCGTGTTCGCCGCAACCGCACTGCGGCCCGCGTCAATTTTACGCCGCAAAAACACCGAGGCATCAGTGCCCGCCGTCGAAACATTCCACACCTGCGCATCGCGTCGCGTCGCCATAGCGGGCGAAATAGCAGACTCGCGCCGAAAATCCGAATCGGCGAAACTCTCATCAATGATCGCTAGGTCAAGAGTACGACCGTGGCCAGCGGACTCCGACGAACCGATCACATCGATACGGGAACCAGTCGCAAAGATCACGCCCTCATACCCGACACCGCGCAACACCTTGTCGATCAACCTGCCGACCACCGGCGAACGCTGCCAACCCGCCGCCACATCCTCAATCAATTTCTTTCGGGCCGCGCTCCCATCCTGCGCCGAATACGCGATGCGTTGCGGTTGCGACTGCCACAACGTCGCCCTATGCGCCATCACACCAGCAGGCCCACGAGCATCAACAACAACCGAACAACCAGGCCACCTCGACAACACATCAGCAACCCGATCAACAACCCACCCCACACTAGGGCGATGCTCAATCACCTCAGCAGTCGTC